CTGTTGTTGATGTACTGGATCCCAGTCTTGAAAAGCTGCGCTACAAGAGCCAGCTGCTGATAAAGCTAAAAATATTAAGAATGTTTTCATTAGTTACCTTGTGTTACTGAAATCGAACAACCACCAGAAGTTACACAGTTTTGTGATAAAGAGTAAGTTTGAGTAGTACCGCCTTTTTGTACTAAGTCTAAATCTGTTGGTTGTGTTCCTTGCAATGTAATTGTAGCTGTGTGAGCTCCGTTATCTCTTTGATTGATAAATACGTCATTATCATCATTTCTTATTGTCATTGTCAAAGTTTTATTACCATTCTGTGCTTGTCTAGCATATACATCATTGTCATCAGCGTATATATTTACTGTCATAGTGTGACTAATAGTACTTGTATCCATTTTTTGACTACCAATAAAACTATTATTATCACCGTGTATATCTAATCTTACAAAGTTTCCACCAGGCTCATTACCATCATAGTTCCATGTTGGAGTTG